TCAGGTATAGGGCCTACTGATATTATGATTTTTTGATCACTATATCACATTTTCAATTATGAATAAAGATATAGCTTCCTGTTGACAGGAAGCTATATCTTTATAGTGCGCCCTGAGGGATTCGAACCCCCGACCAACTGAGTTGAATTAAAGTGTTTTTTGCAGTTTCATTAAGTTCAACATTGTTGTAATTTCAAGGGTTAGCGTTTATTATCGTAAAAAGATATTTTATATCATTCAAAACTTATTGGCTAATTTTTGGCTAAATTTTTGCGCATATCATTTAAATAATACATTTAATTTTTCCACATCATTTATTTTAGTAGATTCTAAAACATGAGCGTAAATCTCTGTAGTTTTTATTGAACTATGCCCTAATAAACGAGATACAGTGAGAAGTTGAACACCATTTTTTAATAATTGTGTAGCATAGGTATGCCTAAGGGCATGAAGTTTCTTATATGGGACATTTATGTTTTTAAATACCCTTGTCCAAGCTCGTAACAAATTTCTGCTGTCAATATATGTTCCTGTAGTCGATGGAAACAGTAAGTTATTATCACAATATAATTCTCCTAATTTTAGTTTTTCTTCATTACGAATCTTGTTTAGCTCAGCTAAATCTTTTTCTAATTCTGTAGGAATAGGAACTTTTCTTATAGATTTTTTGGTTTTAGGAGTTGTAATTTTAAATTCATAGTGATAAGTATCGGGATCATCAAATACTTTTATGTTCCTCAAAGTTTTTGTAACTCGCGTTTCCATATTTTTAATGTCGGGCTTGTTTAATGCTAATATTTCTCCTTCTCTTAATCCGGTGCCAAGAGCAAATTTAACCAATATTTTTAATTTGGGATTGGTAATATTATTTAAAATGATAGATATTTCTTCTTCTGAAAAAGTTTCTATTTTGCTTTCATCTTCAAATAACATATCTAATTCTTCAATAGTTTCTTCTTCTTTATATTGGTCTAAACTAATTCCTTCGCAAGGATTCCTTAATAAGTATCCTTCCATTACAGCATATTTGAAAAACATATTAATTAATTTATGTGCATTCTTAATTTGAGAATAAGTTTTTCCTTTTTCATATAAGTCATTGTAATACTTTTGAATATTTATTCTTTGAATATCTTCTAATCTCATATATCCTATTTCAGCATTTTCTATATAGTTTCTATAGATGCCCTCATATCTTTCAAAACTAGATTCTTTTATGCCGGATGTTTTAAGTGTATTCCATATCCAATTATACATAACCATAGACAAAGAATCTCTTTTGATATCATGGTTTATTCCTAAATTATTCTCTTTAAGCCATTTATCTCTTTTACCTTCAGCATCTCCTTTCGAATGACCGTAAAAATTTTTTATAATATCTTTGCCATCTCTATCTTTGCCGACAACAACTCTAAGACGGTAATATTCATTACCATTTATTTTAGAATTTGTTTTTACTGCCATTTGCTTTTTCACATCCTTTCATTTTTTATTTAAAACAAACATATGTTCTTAAAATTGGGTAAAAAAATTATTAAATATCAATGTATTTTATTCATTGTTTAAATCATAAAATACATTTCAATTTATTCTACATATACATATCAAAAAATTTATATTCAATTAATTTTTCAGGTACTCCATAGAAACAAGCAAGCTGTTGCATAGTCATTTCTTTTATTATGTAAGGGTCTATTTTGCTTTCATCTATAAGTAATTCGGCAGCAAATTTATTAGCTTCTATTTCGATTTTTCCGCGAGGAAAAAGTGTGTACTCGTGGATATATGAAATAGAAGCGCTTGCATGAAAAAGAGCATGTCCTAATTCATGAGCTATAACTATTCGTTTATCCAGCTCAGATAAATTTGAATTAATTACAATAAATTTATGTCTTAATTCTTTTCTAAAAAAGCCCATAGTTTTTTTAAACGGTTTTTTGACTATATGTATTTTTAATTCCTGTGCAAGTTTCTCAGGATCACGAGTATCATATTTTTTTATTAAATTTCCCGTTCTAACCTTTATGTTCTTCATTGATGATTATCCCCTTATTTACTTCTTCGGTTTCCTCTTATTCATCATCTTAGCTTTCCAAAACAGTTCACTCATTGTGTCTAATATTTCTTTTTTGTCCTCTTCGTCAAAATTATCATTCATAAAAAAGGTCTCGTTTACTTTTTTCATGTGTTCCAAATATTGCTCTTTATCCCTTAGAGTTACTTTATATTGTTCTGTATATTCCTTGGGAATTTTGACTTCTTCTTCACCGTTTTCTTCTAATAGAAGACTTATATTTACATTTAGACTGTTAGCAATCAGTTTTAGAGATTCAAGGCTTGGATTGTACCTACCTCTTTCTAAATCAGCGAGATAGGAACGAGATAGGTTACATTTTTCAGCCAATTCTTTTTGAGTAAAGCCTTTTTGCTTTCGCAACTTTCTAATATTATTACCTATGGATATTCCCATTTTTATCATCCTTTCATTAGTCGATAATACCGACTAATTATTATTATATACATTTTTTACGGAAATACAATACATTATATGACGGAAATACAAGCAATATTATAAAATATGACGGAAATACAAGATAAGGCTATGTTTTTCTAAGTTTTAAGTCTAAAATCGATTCATTTGAAACTTTACATTAAGACGGATATACAATACAATTTAATTAGGACAAGAAAGGAGAGATAAAAAATGAGCATTAGGCAATCAATTGGAGAACAAATAAGAAATGCAAGGATTAAAAAGAAAAAAACTCAGACGGAAGTATCTGAAGCCACAGGACTTTCGAGAAGCTATATTTCTGATATAGAAAATGGAAGATACACTCCTAGCGTAAAAACACTGGTTGTTTTAGCGTCATATTTAGATTTAAATCTTAAATTTTTATCTAAAATGACGGAAATACAAGATAAATAAAGAATAATATACAACATTATACTTTCAAAAATACTTTGCAAAAAGACTTAATTTTATTAAAAGCATAAAGGTGTTCAAATAAAAAAAGAAAGGGGGGGACAAAACAAATGAATGACTTGATAAAAGTTGAAGTTAACAATAAGGGTCAACAAGTCGTAAGTGCTAGAAATTTATATGAAAAATTAGGCATCAGCAAAAGATTTTCAGTCTGGTGGACAAATCAAGTAGAAAGATTGGAGCTTAAAGAAAATTTAACCTACTGTACCTCTAGGTACACTAACAGCAATAATCAAGAGTTCATAGATTATATTGTTCCGATTGATATAGCTAAACATCTATGCATGGTATCAGGAGGAGAGAAAGCTTGGAGAATTAGAGATTATTTTATAGAAGTAGAAAATCAATGGAATTCACCGGAGCAGGTAATGGCAAGAGCATTACAGATCGCAAATGTTAAGATGTTGGATTATCAAAATAAGGTAATGGAACTGTCAGGGGAAATTGAAATGCTTACACATTCGAATAAATTATATACAACTACAGAAATAGCCAAAGAATTGGGATATAGAAGTGCAACGGTTTTTAATAAAGAATTAGAGAAAAGGAAAATTCAATACAAATTAATAGAACGTGGGTTTTAACTGCTGATTATTCTGAAAAAGGCTATGTAAGCATAAAACAGAATGTACTTGAAAACGGAAAAGTAGTTTATGACAGAAAGTGGACTGAGACAGGAAGGCAGTTTTTATTAGAAATATTTGGAAAAGAAGAAATAGCATAAGGAGGCATGACCATGGAAGCCAAATTAGTATCAATCAAAAAAGCTGCAAAAATGTTTAATTTTCCTTTAGGAAAGTTATATCAACTGGTCAGGGATAAAGAAGTTCCATACATTCAAATAGAAAACCTATCAGGAACGGTCAGTAATAGAATAAATACCAAAACATTTGCGGAATGGTTAGATAGGTTATCAGAGGAAAACAAAATTATATAAATTATGTAAAGGAGGCCAAGAAAGATGAATAAAAATCTAATAATTGCCAAATTAGAACGATTGAATGTTCTCTTACAAGAGAAAATAGAGGAAACAGACAACTCCATTGTGTTTTGGGAAGGTAGAATTGAAAAATTTGGGGAAAATGAAATTGCCGGTGATGCAACGTTCAAAGGTTGTCTCGATACCGCTATACAAAACAAGAAATATTTTGAAAAAGAAATTGAGGAGAACGAGGCCCTTATAAAAGAATTGAGGAAGGAGGCCCAAAATGAAACCAAAAGATGAAGTAGATCTTGAATTGGCGGCAGAAGTAGCAGGCCTTGCAAGGAACATATTGGAGGAAAGACCGGAATTGAAATATCAGCAGGCGGTCGATTTGGCAACGGAAATATTAGAGATGGAGGAAGAAGAATGAAAAAGTATGAGTTTACGGGCAAGTATGAAGGTACAGCTGAAGAGGTACAGAGGAAAAAGGAGGGGCAAGCGTGGACAATCTCCAAGAAATCAGAGACCAGCTTAGGCAGGCAGAACAGAATTTTAATTATGCAAATGATGATTATATTGATGCTGCAATAATGGAAATGAATACCGTTAATGAGAAGTTTAGGGCCATGTTGAGGGAGAAAAAGAAAGAGAGGAGGGAAAAGAATGTACGATCTAAAGGTAAGAGAACATTTTCCTTGTTTCGCTCAAACTAAACGCGGAGGTTGTGAAGCACTAAAAAGAAAATATGATTGTGAGACATGTAACTTCTACAAACCCATCAGAGACCATGAGTTAGACCAAGAACGAGCAATGAAAAGACTTAAAAGTTTGGACAAACCTACAAGAATAGCGATAGCAGAAAAGTACCAAATTAAAGGAATTCTATAAAGGAGGTGTTAAAGGATGAAGCAAGCACAAAACCAAAAACAAAGGCATGATATAGGAGATGTATTTACTATTGAAGCAGCAGAAATGCTTTATAAAAAAAGAGGTATAGCAATTATAGTCACAGATGGTAGATATGTTCAGATAGAAAAAGAACCTACCAGCCTGCCAGCCAAATAGGTTCTTTAGAAAATATATCTTTATTACAATTATATCACGAAAGGGGAGAAATATTCATGAAAAATTTAGTCAATAGAAAAAATGGCTATTTGGAAATAGATAATGTAAATTCCACTCGGCAAGACACAAAAAGAGAAATGTACTATTTATTAGAGAAAATCAACAATCTAGAGGAACTTGTTAAAAAAGGGAAAACAGCTGAGGAAGAGCTAAAAGGACTAGACGAAAAGTTTAAAGAGTTATGCAAGAAGGTTGTAGAGGAGCAATGAAAGCAGTTTTAAATGACAACATTATAGAAATACATGATTGCTTTATGGTGAAGGAAGCCATCAAGCAAATTCCAGGTAGAAAATGGGATCCTAAAGAAAAAATATGGACTGTACCTATGAGCATAGAGAGTGTGGATATGTTGAAGTACATTCCTGGAAAAATAGAACCAGTAATAATGGACAAATATAGAGAATTGAAACAGATCCAGAAAGAAACTACTCAAGAGAAGTTTGCAGAGAACGTTGAGCCAATAGAACCAATGCCACTAAAGCAACATATTAAACCATATAAACACCAGATTAAAGCTTACAATATGGCACTTATGAATGATAGCTTTGCATTTTTAATGGAAATGGGAACAGGTAAGAGCCTTACATCTGTAGCAGTTGCAGCTAGAAGATGGCAAAGGGGAGAAATTCAAAGATTATTAGTTGTTGCTCCTACATCAGTATGTCCTGTATGGCCAAGAGAGTTTGAAGCTGCAATTATACCATATGAAATTCAGGCCCTTGAAGGGACTAGGCAACAAAGAATAAAGAAACTAAATAGTTTTTCAGATGATTCAGGATTAAAAGTAGCAGTTATAAATTATGAAGCTACCTGGAGAATATTCGAAGAGCTCCAAGCATGGCGGCCAGACATGATCATCTGTGACGAGAGCCAGAGAATTAAAACCCATAACGCTAAACAATCCAAGGCAATGCACAAACTAGGGAAACTAGCAAAATATAAGTTAATTCTAACAGGGACTCCAATACAAAATCAACCACTAGACTTCTTCAGTCAATACAAGTTTTTGGATGAAAGTATCTTTGGCACAAGTTTCTATGCTTTTAGGTCCAGGTATGCAGTCATGGGAGGATATGGAGGGCATCAGGTTATAGGTTATAACAGGCTAGATGAATTAATTAAGAAGGCTCATTCAATAGCATACAGAGTAACTAAAGAGGAAGCACTAGACCTGCCAGAACAGATAGACCAGTTTAGATATTGTGAACTGGAACCTAAAGCAAAAACTTTATACAGGCAGATTAGAAACGAGAGTTATGCTGAACTATCTAATGAACAAGAGATAACTGTAAGAAATGTTCTAACTAGATTATTAAGACTACAGCAAATCACTGGAGGTTATGTAAACACAGATGATGGTAAACAAAAGGAAGTCTCTAAAGCAAAGCTAAACACTCTAAAAGAAATAGTTGAGGACATCATTGATTCAGGTAAGAAAGTGATTGTATTTGCAAGATTTGTGGCTGAAATTAAAGCAATTCTTGAAATGCTAGAAAAAATGAAAATAGATTATAGTTACATTTCTGGAGAAGTACCAATACCTGAAAGAGGAGATAGAGTTAAAGTTTTTCAGGAAGATCCAGACTGCAAAGTGTTTGTGGCACAGATACAAACTGCAGGTTTAGGAATAACTCTTACTGCAGCTGATACAGCAATATTCTACAGCGTCGATTTCAACTATGCTAATTACAGCCAAGCTAGGGCTAGAATACACAGAATCGGGCAAAGAAACAACTGTACTTATATTCATCTAGTTTGCAAAGACACAGTAGACGAGCATGTTTTGCAGGCGCTTCAAAGGAAAGAGGATATTGCAAAAATGGTAGTTGATAATTGGAGAGATTACTTTGAGAAAGGAGAATGATAATGGGTTTATTAGAGTTAGCTGATAGATTAAAGGAATTAAGAGAACAGAAAAAAGAAATCGACGAAAGAAGAAAGGAAATAAATGCAGAGATTGAAGTAGTTGAAACTGAAATGGTCGAGCTAATGATGGAACAAGAAGTAGGCAAATTTGAGAGAGCAGGAAGTACATTCTACATCAATACAAGATTGTTTGCATCACCATTTGCAGATAGAAAACAAGAGTTATTTAACACTCTTAAGAAAGAAGGATATGGGGATTTGGTTCAAGAGGCAGTTAATGCTAATAGTTTGGCTGCTTTTATAAGGGAGCAGATGGAAGAAAATGAGGACAAACTGCCAGAATGGCTTGAGGGTTTAGTGAACGTATATGAGAAAGCAAGTATAGGAATAAGGAGGAGTAAATAATGAGTAAAGATTTGGTTGTAAAAGAAAACAATTTTATGGTTGCTAGTATGAATTCTGATATAGCGCAAGCTATGTCAGAAGAAATGGATGGTTTACAGATTGATTTTGATAGAGTGAAGATACCTACAGGCGGAGGACTAGCATTTGAAGTTCCAGGAGATGATCCAGATTCTCCTGATATGGAAAAGGAATTAGTAGGAGTTATAGTAGATCATCATCCAGTGAATGCATACTGGGAAAATAAATTTGAAGGACAGAACAATCCGCCTGATTGCAGCAGTATGGATGGAAAGCAGGGCCTAAATCCAAACACAGGAGAAATTAGAAATTGCAAAACATGTCCTCTTAATCAGTTTGGTAGTGCAGAAGATGGAAGAGGCAAAGCATGCAAGAATATGCACAGGGTCTACTTGTTAAGAAGTGGTGAAATGTTTCCAGTTTTGATCACTTTACCACCTACAAGCATAAAGCCTTTAAGCAACTATATTGCTAAAAGAGTTTTAGCAATAGGTAAGCGAACTACAGAAGTAATTACAAAAATTAGCCTGAAGAAAGCCCAAAACTCTAGTGGGATAATATATTCTCAAGTTCAATTTTCTAAAGTTGAGGATCTAGATCCTGAGGTAGCAGTACAAATAAGAGAATTTAGTCAAGGCATTAAAGCAATAACTAGACAAGTACAGATAGAGCAGGATGATAGTTTTGAACCAGTTGATGATAGTAACATCCCATTCTAACAAGGTTCTAGTAATTCCAGGAGCTTTTGCTCCTGGACCTCCTAAAAGGAAGGTGGTACAGTGCATGAAATAGACGAAAGAATTGACTATGAGAACTTTTATTCATCTTATATTAAAAAATACAAAATTAGTAATGGAGAATTAACAGGGTTATGCCCTTTTCATGATGATACTGTAGCTAGTTTTTTTGCAAACCTTACTACAGGACAATTCAATTGTTTTGCTTGTGGAGAGAAGGGAAATGCAGTTGATTTTTTAGCAAAGATTAAAGGAATTGACACTAAAGAAGCTTACAAAATACTTCTTAAAGAAACTGGGCTTTATAAAGAGCCTAAAAAGAAAGCGGAAGATGAGAAATATTCTTTGGAGCAATATTGTTCTGTAAAACATCTCCCAATAGAATTCATTAAAGGCTTGCAGATCAAGAACACAAAGAAGGGTATTGCTATTCCTTATATGGATGAAAGTGGGCAAGTAGTTGCTACACGGTACAGGTATGGGAAAAGGCTATTTAGTTGGAAAAAAGGGTCTAAAGTTCATTTATATGGCCTATGGTTTATGCAGCGGATCCGAGAGTTAGGGTATGTGGTCCTAGTTGAAGGAGAATCGGACAGCCACACGTTATGGTTTCATAGAATTCCTGCTCTTGGGGTTCCTGGGGCTTCTACCTTTCAAACTCAATGGGTGGATATACTTAGAGGTTTAAAAATTTACATTCACAAAGAGCCAGATGTTGGAGGAGAAACGTTCCTTAGAAAAATTTCTGAAGCTCTAGCTGCAGAAATTTTTGAGGGTAAAGTATATGAAATATCTATTCCAGACTTCAAAGATCCATCCGATCTTCATATAGCTGTTGGAGATGAATTTGAGGGTAGATGGAATGCCGTAATGAATATGGCAAGAGAGATTGATATAAAAAAGATTGCAGTTAAAGTGGATGAAACATTTCCAGGATCTCCAGTGCAACTAAGGCAACCTCCATGTTGGAGATTCAGTGAAAAAGGAATAGAAATGCTGGATAAAAAGACAGGACTATATTCCAACGTATGTAGAACTCCAATCCTGCTATCGAAAAGACTTAAATCATTGGATACTGGTGAAGAAAAAGTAGAAATAGCATTTAAAAGAGATAACACGTGGCAGACTGCAATAGTTCAAAGATCAACTATATTTCAGTCTAGGACCTTACCGCAATTAGCTGATATAGGAATCACTGTAAGCAGTGAAAATGCAAAGTATTTAGTAAAATACTTAACTGATTTAGAAGCAGAAAACTTTGATTTACTTGAAGTTTATAAATGTGTTAGTCAGCTAGGATGGTATGGAAAGAACTTTCTTCCTGGCATGGCTGGAGATCTAGTTATAGATGTAGATAGGACAAGTCAAAAGTGGGTGGATGCGTACTGTCAGGAGGGGACCTTTGAAGAGTGGAAAGAAAAAATCGCTCCATATAGAGAAAATCTTATTTTTAGATTTATACTTGCCAGCTCTTTTGCAGCTCCATTATTAAAATTACTAAATCACAGAATATTTATAGTGCACAATTGGGCTGATAGTCGAAGTGGTAAAACTGCAGCATTAAAAGCAGCGTTAAGCGTATGGGGAGATCCGGAAGAACTTATGGCCACGTTCAATGCAACAAAAGTAGGCCTTGAAAGGATAGCAGCTTTTTTCAATGACCTTCCACTTGGAATAGATGAAAAGCAAGTTGCTGGAAATAGACAGGATTTTATTGAGAGCTTGGTATATATGCTTTCATCCGGAACCAGCAAAGTAAGAGGAGCCAAAGGTGGAGGACTTCAAGCAAGTAAAACCTGGAGAAGCGTAATCATCACTACAGGAGAGGAACCTTTGACTACTTCATATAGTCAAGGTGGAGTATACACGAGAGCTATTCAAATATATGGATCACCATTTATCAATGAAGAAGATGCAAGAGAGATGCACTATATTTCAGAAAACATATATGGACATGCAGGACCTGTGTTCATTGAAAAGCTTATAGAGGAATTAAAGAAGGATTCAGCTTTCTTAAAAGATATATTCCAGGAAGAAAAGGCTAAATTAGAAGAAAATTTTTCAGAGAAACTCGGTTCTCACGTATCAAGTGTTGCAGTGGTTGTAACTGCAGATAAACTCTTATCTAAATGGATCTTTGAGAATGATAATAGATCCAGAGAAATGGGAGAGTATATCCTGGATTCTCTAGAAGATGAAAAAGAAGCTGATGAAACGGAAAGAGCATACAACTTCATTAGAGAATGGTTGATTGCAAATAGCAGTCAATTTGGAAGTGATGTTAAAGGAGAGAGATATGGATATATTGATGGAAATAAGTACTATGTATTCCCATTCATTGTAGAGAAAATCCTTAAAAGTCAAAATTTCTCCTATAGGAAAACTATTAAAACTCTCGGGGAAAGAGGGCAAATTGGGGTTTCGTATGAAGGGGATAAAGTAAAATATCAAGTCGTTAAGAGGTTTGACGGGAAAACTTCAAGGTTTATTGAGTTTAAAACTGAAGATTTAGAAGAGACACCACCATTTTAGTGTTACCCCTAATTATTTAGGTGTAACACAGGTGTAACGTTAGGTGTAACAGTAAAAGCAAGTAAAAAAGCGCCTTATATAATATTGTTACACCTGTTACACCTAATATTGTTACTATCCTTATAGAAAACGAAAAAAAAATACAAATATACTTATATATTCTTTTTCAAAAATATATAAGTATATTTTCAAAAAATAGGTGTAACGTGTAACAAATTTTTAAAAATATTGAAAATACTAGCTTTGAAGGATGTAAAAGTGTTACACCTAAATATCTAAATTAGGTGTAACAAATAGAAGAGGGTGATTTTATGAACAAAATTCAAGCTGAAAAACAACTTGAACAAATAAAACAAAGACTTAAAAAAGCATATTCATTACCTAAATCAGAACAAATTAAATGGCAGAAACAGATCCGAGAATTAGAAAACCAAGCAGGTAAATTACAGAGTTTACTTGGTGTATTTGATGAAGATAAAGCTTTAGAGCTTTTAATAAAAACTAATAAAGAAATAGCTATAGCTACAGCTGAAAGAAGATATGGTCACAATGATGATTTCAAGAAGTTTCTTAAGGATAATCCTCAATTAGATGAGAAATGGGAAACTGCAATGGATAGTGTAAGCAAAGCTTATAAATTAAAGGATTGGTCCTATTACGAAACATGTATAGCTAAATACAGAGAAACTTTCTTAGAAATAGATAAATTATATGCTCAAGCAATGACTACAGGATTTAGAGAATTAACTGAAGAGGAAGCTAAACAACTAAATATAGAGAACGTATTTGGATTGAGGTGATGGTATGAGCGTAGTGAAAGAAGCAACAATAGTAAAAAATATATGCGATTACCTTAAAAAATTGGATAAGTGCTTTTTCTGGAAAGAACATGGAGGGATGTATGGAACTGCAGGGATACCAGATATAATAATTTGCTACAAAGGAAAGTTTGTAGCTTTAGAAGCGAAAAGACCTGGAGGAAAACTAACAAAACTTCAGGAGAAAACAATTAAAGATATAAGAGCAGCTGAAGGGGCGGCATATATAGTTACAAGTGTTGAAGAAGTAAAAGAGATCATGGAGGGATAATCAATGATATGCGAAGAAAAGATCGGCCAATATTGTAGACAAGCAGTATCATATAAAAAGTTCGCTGAATATAGGCGTTGTGATAAATGTTGCATTAATTGCGATACTCTATGTGGGAACTTATGTACAAAAGCACTCGAGCTAATAAATAAGGATGTTGAGGGGGATTAAAAAATGACTTATGAAGTAGAGGAATACTGTGCAAGAGCTATAATTAGGCATCTGAACGGAAATAAAGATTTATTTTACACTTACATTCATAAAGCAATGAAAATATATGAGAATGAGAAATGTATAGCAACAGTAGGAGAGCTGATTGATAAAAACACTAAAACAAAATTATATGAGATGGTAAGTTAGGGGGTGGTGAAATGGGGAAAGAGCCTTCTTATTCGGAACAAGAGAGAAAATATATATTTGATAATTACAAAAAGCTAGGTAAAGAAAAAGTTGCTCAGAAATTAGGCAGAAGTCCAGCAGGAGTAAAGAGAGCATATTATTTAATGATTAAGGCTAAAAGGGAGAAAGAGATATTAAACAAATTACAGCCTACATACAGCAAATTGGAAATAGGGAAAAAGTATAGAATAACAATACCAGCTGAGCAAAGAGGATCCGGTGTAAAACACAGAATGTTTACTGGAACTGTTATACAAGTAACAGCGAAATTTACTGTTTTTCAGTTGAAGAATTATAGGGAGAGCTTTCTCAATTGGGATTTAGAAAGGTTTACAGTGAAGGAGGTTTAATTATGAAAGAAATAGACAAGCTTTAGAAAAATGGGGATGGCATCAAAGAACTGTAGCAATTGAGGAAATGGCTGATGTTGAAATTATGTTAGAGCAGATGAAGCTATTGTTTGATATAGAGAAAAAAGTAGAAGAATTTAAGAAATACAAATTAGAAAGGTTAGCAAAAAGACTCAATGAGACGCCTTAAATCTAGACCGAAGGGATTGAAAGGGCTAAAGCCTTCCCTAGTTAAAGAAGATAAAGAATACAAATATTCTAAAATAGAATTTTTTATAAAAAACAAAAATTTATACATAAAACTATCAGGATATAAAGTTAAGACTAAATGGTTTGTATTAGAGAGTTATGGTAAATATACAGCATTACAAATAATAAGTAAATTCTATGACTGTGGAAGGCATTTTGAAGATGGAATACTTGAAATATGGAAACGTGAAGGCATAAAATTAGGCTGGATAAAGGAGGGATAAACTCCATGAACGCAAAAAAACTTTTAACTCAATACACGGATCTCCAGGCAGAAATTAAGGACTTGGAGAAACGGATTGAACGACTATCAAATTTCAAAGTAGAGCATGATACAGTAACTGGATCAGAGAATGAGTTTCCTTATATCAAGAGAAGTTTTAAGATTGAAGGATATAATATTCAAGATATTGATAGATTGAATGAACTAAAGGAATTACTTATAGATAGAAAAAATCAATGCGAAGAATTTAAGCTGCAGATAGAGAAATTTATTAGCAATATACCAGATTCAAGGACCAGGAGAGTATTTCAGTATAGATACATTGACGGACTGTCTTGGCAAGCAATAGCTCATAGAATAGGAAAACATGACGAGAGCTATCCAAGGAAAGTAATTCATGATAAATATTTGGAGGGGTTGGAAGATGAAAGATAAGAATAAAAACATTATTAATGAAGCTGAAAAAATATTAAACCTAGAAGTTGTAAAACAAGCAGTAAAAGAGATAAAAGATTATGTACCATACATAGCAGAAATGACTATGAATATGTATAAGGGGTTTGTAAAGGTGGGATTTACACCAGAGCAGGCATTTATATTTGCTAAAGATTATACATTAAGAGTGTTGTTACCAAGGGATTAAGTCGCATAACATGAATTATATTCATCACTGAGGTGATATTATGAAAATCATAGGGTATATTATTCTTTACATCATAGCAACTAATATATTCGCAATAATAACAGTTAAAATTACAAGTACAAAAGAATTTCAGGCAGAAACGAAAAAACTGAACAAAGCAGCTAAAGATTTTAAAGTCGCATTAGTGAAAGAACTAAAATTAGATAAACTTTTTAAGTATATTTTAAAATAATTTTAGCATAATCCGAAAAATCCGATTTATCCGTGGTAATATGGTAGTAAGTGGTAGTGTAAATTGAATAAGGATTTATCAAGTTGGTTGTCGAAAATCTCACCTTTGCCCCCTTTAGGTGAGATTTTTTATTTGAGGTGAGATTATGATTAAAGTGAAATGCAAATATTGCAGCTATAAAGTACAGAAGCCTAGATGGGAACATATTATCAGTACTATTAGAAAGCAGGGCGGAAATGTAGGCAAGAATATTTGTCCTGAATGCAAAAGAGATGGATTGAGATTGGACTGGGGGAAAGAGGAATGACTATAGGAGAATATTTAAGAAAAAATGATATAGATACTTATAGGAAACTTAAGAGGATAGGGAAGAAGCAAAAGAGAAAAGATCAAGGAATAGAGCTAGGAGATAGCCCAGAGAATCTTATGAAGCATGATGCTTATAAAAAAATAGGAAGAAGAATAAGGCAAATAAAGTGGGGATAATGTATTAAATTTAAACTTAGTGGAAAAATAATAATATATAATAAATCATCACTAAGGAGGAAATAAATTGGATAATAATACAGAAACAATAAAATCACTTAATGAATTATTACAAGGGGAATACATGGCGGTAGATAGTTTTAATAATTTCATATCTAGACTAGAAGATGAGAATGTGAAAAAGACCTTTCAAGAGGTTCAGAAGCAACATAGAGAAAACATTGATAAGTTAGCAAGTTATATACAATATATTGAAGGACAGCCAGATGAAAACCTTGGTATGAAGGGTAAAATGGGTGAAATGATGCTCAATATGGATTTAGGTTCTAGTTCAGATATGGAGGAAATTGTAAAAAAAGCTATTGAAGGAGAAACTAAAGGAGTTAATATGGCTGAAAAAGTTTTAAGAGGGGATTTAGATGATAGATCTAGAGATATAGCAGGTGAGATATTAGAAAAAGATAGAAAGTCTATTGAGAAGTTGAAGAAACTGTTATAGATAAACTATAGGTAGGGATTGGACCTCCTTTGGTTGGGGAGACATACCTCACTAGGTGTGTCTCTTTTCTTGTCGAAACTTGCGATAAATAATTGAAGGATTTTCTCCTTTTTTGTAGAAGGAGATAGCAAGGAGGGGTAAAATGAAACAAGAATTAAGGATAATAGAAGAATATAACAAAGAGAAATTTAAGAAAGAAGTTGATGCCTTACTAGAACAAGGGTATGAAGTGACTTCAACCCATATTGGAGCAAGGATGTCAGGCTCATACGATGAGGCTAGCATATTTCAGGCTATACTAGTGAAAACCATTAACAGGGAATTAGTACCGAAGGAACAAAAGAAGATCAACTTTAAATTCAAAGACGAATCCGGGGATGATTAAGAGCCCTAACAAGGCTCTTTTTTTTCATGCAATAAAAGGATTTTTCATGCAATAAAAGGAATGAGTAATTTGGATAAAAAACTATTAAAGGCTATAAGGAATGGTAGAGTAGATATATTTTATAACAGCAGAACTTGGAGAAAGAAAAGAAAACAAATATTAGAAAGAGATAATTATGAATGTCAGATGTGCAAAAAAGAAGGGAAGGTAACAGTAGGAACAGATGAAGAACCATTAATAATACATCACATGAAAGAACTGAAAGAGTTTCCTGAACTAGGATTAGAAGATAATAATCTCATAAGCGTGTGTAGATATTGTCATGAAGTTAAGTGTCATCCAGGAAGATTTGAGGGGCAGAAACCAAAGATAGATATACCTGAACGATGGTAGGATATACCCCCTGTAAAAAATTTCGGGTTTTTAGAACAGCCTGTACACCGACGCCCCCACCTGACAAAACGGATTTTTTGAAATTTTCATGTAAGGTGTGGGTGTAGTATGGCATGAGAGGTGATTTAATATGGCTAAAACTAAAAAAACAAAAATAAAAGAGGACTTACTTGACCAGTTAGAAAGAAATGGTGTATATGGGCAGCACTATATTGATTTGGTAAATGATTATATGTCTTTATGGGAAGTCAAGAATAAACTTATAAAGGATATTAAAGAAAAAGGTGTAACTATCAAATATCAGAATGGAGAAAACCAATGGGGCTATAAGAAAAATGATAGTGTTAGAGAGCTTACTAATGTCAACAATCAAATGTTAAAACTATTAGATGCATTGGGATTGAAACCAAGCAAACATGAAACTGATGAAGATGATGAAGACTGGGAAATGTAGTAAATTAAACTCAATTTGGAGGTGGTGAGGAATGTAGATGAAACATAGAAGACGAGATTATCATCCATACATTGATTCATATATGGATGATATACGAAGTGGCAAGATTCCAGCTTCAAAAGAGTTACTTCAAGCAATGGATTATATTGAATTTAAACTTGATGCCCCAGATGTATTCATTGATCATGAAAAGATAGATAAAGCTGTAGAGTTAATAGAAAGATATTTTGAAATTAAGCTCCTTAATTGGGAGCTTTTTATATTAGCTCTTGTCCATTGCTATTATAAATCAATGGATATGGTAGTGTTTGATGAATTCTTAATAGTAATGGGCAGAGGTAATGGGAAAAACGGATTTATTTCGACTGTTGCATGGTATCTAACCACTCATTATCATGGGATAAAAGGTTATAACATTGATATTGTAGCAAATAATGAGGAACAAGCTAAGACATCGTTTGAAGATATTTATAATATGCTAGAAGGCACCTGGAAAAAATCTAAAAAGTTTTTTTATAAGACAAAGCAAAAAATAATTAATACTAAGACTAATTCATATATCAAATACAATACTTCAAATTCTAAGACTAAAGATGGTAAGAGAACTGCTTGCTTAATACTTGATGAGATTCATGAATATGAGAATTATGACACTATAGATGTATTTACTAGAGGATTTGGTAAAAGAAAACACTCTAGAACATTTAAAATTACTACAAATGGTTATGTTAGAGGTGGCGTTTTAGACGAAGAATTAGAATTAGCTAAAAAGGTATTAGCAGGAGAGATAAAAGATATAGGATTATTACCTTTAATATACAAAATAGACAAAAAAGAAGAAGCAGAAGATTCAGCAATGTGGGTAAAAGCTAATCCTTCACTTCCATATTTCCCAGATTTACAGAAAGAAATGCACAAAGACTTTACAAAGATGAAATACCAACCTCATGTTTATATAGATTTCATGACCAAAAGAATGAACTTCCCTACAGAAGATAACTATACTAGAGTAGCTCCATGGGGAAAGATATTAGCCACAAATAAACCTATTCCTTATGATGAATTAAAAGGAATGCAGTGTATTGGAGCGGTTGACTATGCACAAGTGACTGATTTTGCAAGTTGTGGATTATTGTTTAAATATAATGGAATGAGATATTGGATAGAACATACTTTTGTATGCCATAAAGCTTTAGAGATGGAAAATAGAAAAATAAAATTTCCAGTTAGGGAAATGGCTGATAGAGGACTTATTACAATAGTTAATGATGATTTAATAAAGCCTGAATATATATCTCAGTGGTTCCTTAAGAAAGCCAAAGATTATTATATTTTGGATATAGTTGCGGATGAATATAGAGCTAGTTTGCTAGAAGAAGAGTTTAAAAATAGAGGATTGCCCTTAAGCACTTGCAGAAGCGGACCAGTAACTCATGGGAAACTAGCGCCATTAATAGAGAGTATATTTGCAGAGGAGAAAATAGTATTTGGAGATAATCCAACAATGAGATGGTATATTAACAATACTTATCAAGAGCTAGATAGCAAAGGGAATGTAACCTATAAGAAAATAGAACCAAAAACGAGAAAAACAGATGGATTTTTTGCACTTCTTCATGCACTTACTAAAGATGGAGAATTGGAAGAAGCAACAGAGCCAGTATTTTTAAACACAATAACATTTTAGGAGGTGAAACATGGCCATAATAGATTTTTTAGATAGGGTATTTGGAGATAAAAGGGAAATAACCCTAAAAACATGCAGTGTAGGCTCAGATAGCAACATACATTATAAAGCCCTAATTACGGAGGCTAGTATCAATTTAATAGCCAAAACTATAGCAAGGGCAGAATTTCAAACTTTTGAGAAAGGTCAAGAAACAAAGAAACTAAACTATTACATGCTAAATGTAGAAGCTAATACAAATAAATCAGCTTTTTCTTTTTGGGAAGAAACGATAGAAAAGCTATTAAAAGAGGGGGAAGCCCTTATCTTACTACAGGATAATCAATTATACCTAGCAGATTCGTTTGAAAAAAGAGAATATGCTTTTAGGCCTAACCTCTATTCAAACATCATGATAGGGGATTATGAAGTAAATGAAGTGTGGGAAGAAAGCAAAGTTTTATATTTCAAGAATGACAATACAAAACTTAGAAATGCAATAAACGGAATATATCACGACTATACAAAACTGATAAATTCAAGTATTAAAGGCTATCAGAACTCTAAGGCGAGAAAAGGCAAACTAAAAATTCCTACCAACCTTCCTAAGACTCTACAGGAAGAAGGAAAACTCCAGGAACACATACAAGCAACAATGAAGGACTTTATGGATCCGTCAAAAGATGCAGTATATCCAGAGTCTAACGGATTTGAATACACAGAAATACAAGAAGCAAAAGGTAGTAAATCTAATGATAGTGGGAGAGAAACCAAGAATTTTATAGATGATATGTTTGACTTTATAGCAGTAGCCTTTGGAATACCGCCAAGCCTCCTAAAAGGCGATACAGTAGATACCAAAGATGCAGTAAACAACTTTATAACATTCTGCATTAACCCTCTAGCAAGGCTAATTACAGATGAAATAAACAGAAAGATGTATGGTTATAAATTATTTAAAGAAAGAACCTATGCAAAATTAGATACATCTAACATAAAGGCAGTAGATTTAAGGGATATAGCAAACAGCATAGATTTATTAAACAGAAATGGAGCATTAACTATTGATGATATATTGAGGATATTGGGCAAAGAACCGTTAGATGATGACGGCATTGGCTCCTTAAGGTTCATAACTAAGAATTACGAGGTATTAGATAAGGTTTTAGAAGATGGAAGTATTAGTAACGTGGGAGGTGATTAGATAGTGAATGATGGCAATATGATTATAAGTGATACAACTATAAGAACTTTGATTGTCAAAGGGATAGATGAAGTTGAAAGAATTAAACATTTAAACAGAGATGAACATATTTTCAAAGTGGACAAGATAGCACGAGATGTTTATGAAATAAAATTAATTTATAGAGTAGGGGACAACATGAGGAGGAGGTGATTAAGTGAAAAGATATTATTCTCTATACCAGGACATAGAAAATAAAACAGCAGATATTTATATCTATGGGGATATTACTTCTTGGCCCTGGATTGAAAGTGATGTATCAAGCTACACTCTATCAAAAGAATTGCAAGAATTAGACGAAAGTATAGAAAACATAAACATATATATAAATTCTTATGGTGGAGAAGTATCAGAAGGATTAGCAATTTATAATGCACTAAAAAGGCATAAGGCAAAGGTAACAACTATAGTAGATGGATTTGCTTGTAGTATAGCAAGTGTAATATTTGCAGCAGGAGATGAAAGAATTATGAGTGATACATCATTACTTATGATACACAATGCATGGACTTGGGCAAGTGGAAACGCTGAAGAATTGAGAAAACAAGCTGATGATTTAGAAAAAATCACTCAAGCAAGTATAAATGCTTATATGGATATAGTGAATATTTCACAAGATGAACTAAAAGAAATGATGGATAATGAAACATGGCTAAATGGGAAAGAGGCTTTAGAAATGGGTTTTGCTACTGAATTAGCAGAAGTAGAAGAAAAACAAGTAGCAACTCAAAGCGTCAGAAAACAGTTATTGCAAAAAATGACTAAAGAGCCAGAAAAAGTGCCAGTAGTAAATGAAAGAATTGATGAAAATATGATGAAGGAAATTGTTCAAAATGAAATAAAAAAATTAGAAGAAAAAGTGGCTAAAGGCGAGATTGTTTTACAAAATAATCCAAAGCCAAAAGAACCAGAAAATAAGCCTTTGGAAATGATGAAGGCTTTTTTTAATGTTAAAAATGAGGAGGAAGATGAATAATGAAAACAAAATTTGATTTACAATTATTTGGGGGAGTAGAAAACCCAGATATAATAGCTAAAACTAAGGAAGAATTTAGAGATGACATCAAGCAAGCATTAGAAGAAGGAGATACAGAAAAATTTAGTCAAGTATTTACTGATTACATGGCAAATATAGAACAAGCAGTAATGAGAGAGGCACAAGGAGTTATAGCAATAGACGATAGCAACATACTTCAAACTAGAGGAGTTAGACAATTAACTTCTAAGGAGAAGGAATTCTATCAAAAAACTATTGAAGCTATGCAAGCAGCACCAAATTCAGTCAACAATTTAGATGTGGTAATGCCCGAGACCGTAATCAACGAAGTGTTTGAGGACTTAAAAGCGGACCATGAACTATTATCGGTAATTGACTTTAAGAATGTAACAGGACTAACTAGAATTCTAGTAAATACCAATACTAAACAATTAGCACAATGGGGTCCATTAAACTCCGAAATTGTAAAAGAGCTAGAAAGCGGATTTAAGGATATTCAGTTAGGGCAAAATAAACTATCTGCATTCATGTTGGTATCTCAAGACATGCTTGATTTAGGACCAACATGGCTAGACAGATACGTTAGAGAAGTTATGTACGATGCATTAGCATTTGGGCTTGAATATGGAATGATACAAGGCACAGGAAAGAATATGCCTATAGGCATGGTAAGAGATTTAAACGGGGCAGTAGTAGAAGGAGAATATCCAGAGAAAGAAGCTATAAAAGTTACTGCATTGGACCCGGTTAACTACGGGCAATTATTGTCTAACCTATCTAAAACAGAAAAGGGCAATCCTAGAGTAGTTAACAATGTGATTATGATAGTGAATCCAACTGATTATTTAACAAAAATAATGCCGGCAACTACTATAAGAGCAACAGATGGAAAATATGTAAACAACGTACTACCATATCCGACTAGAATAGTACAATCCACAGAAATTGAAGAAGGAAAAGCAGTAATAGGAATGGCAGATAAATATTTTATGGGAATGGGGCTAGTTAAAGATGGTAAGATAGAATACTCTGATGAATATAAATTCCTAGAAGATTATAGGACTTACAAAATTAGATTCCTTGGACATGGACAAGCAAAAGACAACAATGCGTTTATAGTAGCAGATATATCCGAATTAAAACCTGCAATTCACAAAGTTGAGGTAGTACAAGAAACTCCAGATGTGCCGGAGGCTTAGGAGTGATTTAGTTGAAAGTAAAGGTATTAAAAACGTTTAGAAATAAGTACAGTAAGAAAATTCATAAGAAAGGCGATATATTAGACATATCAGAGAAACGGTTTAAAGAAATAAACTCAACAAAGTATGGAGGTCTAGTTGAAAAACTAAAAGAGCCTAAAAAGTAGGTGATTAGATGTTACAAGAAGTAAAGGAATATCTTAAAATAACATGGGATGATGAAGATAGTTATATCCAAGGAATAATCAATAGAGGAAAAGACTATTTAAACAATCTAACAGGAACAGAATTAGATTTTGAAGTAGAGGGGCAACCTAAAGCCCTTCTACTTGATTACTGTAGATATGCTTATAACAATGCCCTAGAGTATTTCGAAGAAAATTTTCATAGAGAATTAAGAAGGCTAATAATCCAGGAAGCGGTGAGTAAACATGCTAACCAAGAAGGATAGAATTAGAATAGTTAACAGGGTATATAGGCATAAAATTGAGATATGGGACCTAGAATCGACAGAAGAAAACGAAGTAGGAGAAGAAGTGCAAGTACCTAAAAAAGTATGCGAACTATGGGCTGATGTAAATCCAGTACGAGGCAAAGAATATTTTGAAGCACAAAAAGTTGTTCCAGAAATGCAATATAAAATAACAACAAGGTACAGAGAAGGAATTCATCCAGCTATGCTAGTTAAGTGGGGAGAAAGAGAATTAAACATTAATTCCGTAATAGATATATCAGGGAAAGAGGAACATATGGAATTAATGTGTACTGAAAGAGTGAAAACTAATGGCTGATTTTAAAGTAGAAGGCATAGATGAATTTCAAGAAAAACTTAAAACCATAGAAAAGAAAGCACCTGATAGGATATTAGATAAATTAGATGAAGTTGGAAAAGAATTAAGAAAACAAGCAATGAATAATACGAAAAAAGGAAAGACTGGAAATTTAAGAAAAGGATACAAACTCCTACCTGTAGAAAAAATTAAAGGTGGTTATCAAAAGGGAATGACTAATACTGCCCCACATTTTCACCTTGTAGAAAAAGGGCATCGGAAGGTATCTAAAAGTGGAAAAGAATTGGGTTGGACGGAAGGGAAATTTTATTTAGAGCGCACAGTAAAAGAGATGGAAGAACCTATTACTCAGGAATTAGAAAATTGGTTGGATGAATTATTCAATGAATTAAAGTAGGTGATAGAATGATTACCTTAATAAATATAAAAAAGTCAATAAATCAAGTATTAAAAGCTAATTTTCCTACTATAAAAATCTATTCTAGTGATACGAAGGAAGGCTTTACAAGACCAGCTTTCTTTACATCAATAATTCCAATTACATCAGATTATGAAACAACAAATTTCACATCAAATAAATTAATGGTTGTAATTAATTATTTTAGTGAAAATGGAACAGAACTAGAAAATATAAAAATGTATGACGAACTCAAAAAAGCTTTTGGAATGAATCTAAAAGTAAACGATAGATTTTTCTTATTGAAAAATATAAGAAGTGAAATAGTAGATGAAGTCTTACAATTTAGATTTGATTTAGATTATTATGTAGACATAGAAAAGATAGATAATTACGAGATTATGAAAGAATTAAAAATGAGAGGTGAAATATAAATGGGTTTACCAAATATCAACATTAGTTTTAAAGAAACTGGTATAACAGCAATTAAAAGAGGGCAAAGAGGTACAGTTGTATTAATTTTAGAGGATACTGTTCCAGAAGTTAATCCTATTGAGGTAACCACACCTGCGGACATACCCGAGACATTGTCCGCCGAAAGCAAGGAACAAATAAATCTAGCACTTATAGGATATCAAAGACCACCTAGAAAAGTAATAGTATATACAATCCCTAAAGGAACAGAATCAGATCCAGTTGATTATACAGAAGCTCAAACTTATTTAGAAACTATTAAGTGGGATTATGTAGCGGTACCTGGAATAGCAGATGTAGATACAACAGCATTTGCGACTTGGGTAAAAGGATTAAGAGATACCAAAGGGCAAAGAGTGAAAGCAGTATTACCTAACACACCAGCTGATCATGAAGGAATTATCAATTTTGCAACAGAAAAGATAGTAACTAAGAATAAAGAATTTACAACAGCTGAATATTGTAGTAGGGTAGCAGGATTATTAGCTGGCACTCCTTTAAATATCGCTGCTACATTTGCACCATTACCAGAGGTAATAGATTGTGACCATTTAACCAAAGATGAAATGGACACAGCAATAGATGCAGGTAAACTAATCCTTTATAATGATGGAGAAAAAGTTAAAATTGCTAGGGCAGTAAACAGTTTAAAAACCACTACAGCTAATAAAGGGGATTCGTTTAAAAAGATAAAATTAATAGATGCAATGGATATGATTTATGACGATATAAAGAAAACAGCAGAGGATAATTATTTAGGTAAATATTCAAACAGCTATGACAATAAGTGTTTGCTTATTACTGCTATACAAGGATACTTTGATCAACTAGAATTAGATGGAATATTGGATAATGGTACAAATACTGTTGGGATAGATTTAGCAGCTCAAACAGCATACTTAAAGAGTATTGGTGTAGATGTTGACAATATGAATGAACAGGAAATTAAAGAAGCTAATACTAAGGACAAAGTATTCTTAACAGCTAACATAAGGATATTAGATGCAATCGAAGATATTACCTTGAATGTAATTTTATAGGAGGTGTAAGATATGGTACAAGCATATAGACCTGAACAAGTCATTAATGGCAGTTGGGGTAAATAGTTTGCTCCACTATAAAGTAATTTATAGTTAAAAAGTGGGTGAATTCAGGGAACACCTAAACTATAATGGTAATAATCACATATATATGGTATAATATATATGTGGGATAGCCCGACGGGGCGAAAGCAAAGGTACTCCAACCTTTGTTTCCCACTATAAATAAAATTGGAGAATATAACACGGTGGAGGGTGTTTTATTATGCCAAGGAAAAAGACTAATGAGGAATTTCTTAAAGAAGTAAACGACTTAGTAGGCAATGAATATAGTGTATTAAGTAAATATATCAATAGCAAAACTCATGTAGAAATAAAACACAATAAATGTGGACATGTATATAAGGTAACACCAACTAATTTTTTACATGGTAAAAGATGCCCAATTTGTATGAGGAAACAATCGGATAAAAACAGGAGAAAAACAAACAAGCAATTCTTGGATGAAATAAACGAATTAGTGGAAAAAGAATACGAGGTATTAGATAATTATGAAACAGCTATTAAAAAGGTTAGATTCAAGCATAATGAATGTGGGTGCGTATTCGAAATGTCCCCTAATGCTTTTTTAACTGGTGCAAGATGTCCTAAATGTGGATGGGATAATTTTATAAATAGCAACAAATTCACACAAGAAGAATTTGAAAAACATCTTAAAGAAAGAACAAACGGAGAATGCATAGTTTTAGATAAATATATAAATACTCAAACCCCAATTAGATTTAAACATCTAACTTGTGGAAATATTTTCAAAACTAAGCCAAGTCATGTACTCGCTGGGCATTATTGTAAAGAATGTGGAGATAAAAAAACTGGGGACAAACTAAGGAAAACCCATGAGCAGTACGTTAAAGAGGTATTTGACTTAGTGGGGGATGAGTATGAAGTGCTATCAGAATATAAACGTGATGATATTAAGATTAAAATGGTTCATAAAACTTGTGGAAGAACATTTTATAAAAGGGCAGGAAGTTTTTTACAAGGTATTAGGTGCCCACATTGTGCGGAATCCAAGGGAGAAAAGAAAGTATTTGATTTTCTTGTTAAACATGGTATTGAACACAAGAGAGAATACAGGGACAAAAGATGTAAAAATAAATACACGCTACCGTTTGATTTTGCAATATTCAATGAAGAAAAATTATTGTGTTTGATAGAATATGATGGAGAATTGCATTATAAAGAGGCTAGATGGAGTGGAGCAGAAGAAAAATTATTATCTATACAAAAAACCGATAAAATTAAAGATGAATTTTGCGCTAAACACGGTATACCTTTAATAAAAATTCCATATTGGGATTATGACAATATTGAAAAAATATTAGAAAATGAATTTAGAAATTTAAGCATCCTTTAAGGGTGCTTTTACTATGTGATTTTTACTATTATAGCATGGCAACCTTGAGCCAAGCTATACAGGAATGTATAGAAGGTGCAACGACTAACAGCACACCACTAGAACAGTGATGAAGCTGACACGAGCGCCCGCCACCCTTTAAAGGGTGAAGATATAGTCTGAACTATATAGAAATATATAGAAGTAGAGGATAAAGAGCCTTTACGATAACATATTGGAGCTATGGATAGATGGAGAGTATATGGCAGAAGTAACAGGATTTAAAGCAGAAGTTGATATAGAATACGCAGATGTAAACATGACAAGAAGATTGGCAAAGGCAAAAAAAATGGTTGGTTACGAAGGGAAAGGGGAAGTTAAATTAAATAAAGTAACTTCTAAAATGTCTAAGAAAGTAAGTGATAACTTAAAGCAAGGAAAACAAACAGTATGTACAATAATATCCAAATTAGATGATCCGGATTCAATTGGGGCAGAAAGAGCAGTAGTAAAAGACGCAACATTTGAGAAGCTTACTTTAGCAGATTGGGAAGCTAAAAAGAACGGAGAGGAAACTTTACCATTTAGCTTTACAGATTGGGACTTTCTAGATTTAATAGAGGGCTAGTATGGCCCTCTTAATCTAATAGGAGGAAACTATGAAAATAGAAGATACTCAACAAGGGCAAAGATTAAAACAAGCTACTGAAAGTTTAGTGAATCAAGGATTATTAGGAGGAGATATTATGAGTTTAACAGATAGATTATTACAATTAGATGTAAATAAAGTTACAGAGAAGCCAACAGAAGAATTTGAGATAAAAAGGTTGTCAGAGCTAGCAGGTGAAAAAATATTATTTAAATGTCAAGCATTAGATGGAGAAACTTATGCAGATATACAAAGAAAAGCGATAGATATATCTAAAAAAGGAAATATTAAAGATATGAAAATATTTGAAATGCAACTAATGACATGTGTAGAAGGCATAATTGAGCCTAATTTAAAGGATAAGAAATTATTAGAGCATTATGGGGTTCCTACTCCAAAGGAATTAGTAAAGAAAATGCTATTGCCTGGAGAAATAGCCGACCTTCATAATGTAATAAATGAATTAAGTGGATATGAAGCAGATGACGAAGAAGAAGATATAAAAAACTAATAGAGGAGGATCCGACCACGAATATTCTTTATTTGCTATTTAGATATAAGGGTTGGGAACCTTCTAAATATTATTGGATGCCAGCAGGGGAGCAGAAAATTATTAGAGCATTCATGGAAAAAGAAATTGAAGAAAGAAACAAAGAAATTGACAGTACAAACAACTCCCTTAATATGTTATAATAATGGTAAATAATAGAAGGGGGTTGTAGTATGGATAGGTTTTTTAAAAGTAAAGAGGAGAGAAAAGAGGAAAAAGCAGAGAAGGAACAAAAAAAACTAGATGAATTTATGAGTCAATTTAATTTAGAAAATCTTTCGCAAGAAGATAAGGAGTTTGCAAAACTAATTACTTATAATTTATGGGGAACTGGATTAATAAGATTTGGGGCAAAAGCAGAGGATAGTGCAAATATTGGACTACTAAGGGCATTGATAGAGCAAAATTGGTTAATAATTAAATTACTTAATGAGATTAACCAAAAGTTAGAAAAATAACCAAAGACACAGAAAAAAATAGCCTTTTAAAAGCAATATAACAAACAATAATACACGTACCAATACAATAGGTATATAAAAGGGCAAAAAGCCTGTATAGAGCCGATAAGCACTTACTAAATAGTAGGTGCTTTTATTATGCCTAAAAAGGCGGTGATAGGTGCAATGGCACATATTTTAGATGCAGTTATACAACTTAAGGATAATTTTTCCAGTACAATAAAAACAGTAGAAAAGAATGTAGGTAGTTTTTCAAGGACTACTAAGAAAATGGGTAGAGATATTCAAAGGGTAGGAAAGGATTTAGAAAGTCTCGGAAGTAACATGACTAAGAAAGTAACTCTACCCACTGTTGCATTAGGGACTGCAATGGTTAAATCAGCTTTAGATTTAGAAGATGGAGTAGCTAAGATAGGAACTATAGCAGATACTACTAAAATGAGTTTAGAAGATATAAGAAAAGGCTTATTGGATATATCTGATGTAACAGGAATAGCAGTAACAGATTTAGCAGAAGCAGAATACAACGCAATATCATCAGGTGTAGATACTGCCAAGTCCCTTGAATTTATAGAGACAGCATCTAAAGCTTCTAAGGCTGGATTTGCAGATATGGACACGACAATTGACGCACTTACAACAACTCTTAATGCTTATGGCCTAGGAACTGAAAAAGCTATGGATATATCTAATCAGATGTTAAAGGCGCAGGATTATGGTAAAACAACAGTGGCAGAAATGGGTGCATCTTTAGGTAATGTAATACCTATAGCAAGTCAATTAGGCGTATCAACAGAGGAATTATTTGCAAGTATGGCAATTCTAACTAAAAATGGTATCAAGACAAGTGAAGCGGTGACAGGACTTAAAGGAGCATACTCTAATATATTGAAACCTTCTAAACAAGCGAGTGATTTAGCTGAAAGTTTAGGACTTAATTTTAATGCAGCACATTTGCAATCAGTAGGATGGGCTAAATTTCTTGATGAAGTAAAAGAAAAAACTGGCGGAAATGCTGAACAGATGGCCCAGCTATTTGGATCCGTACAAGGATTAAACTCTGTAATGGTTTTAACTGGCAAAGGTAACAAAGACTTTAATAATGTATTAGGACAAATGGGAGATGTAGCAGGATTAACAGATGAAAAATTTGAACAGTTATTAACTCCAGCACAAAAATTGAAAATAGAATTTAATAAACTAAAAAATACAGGAATAGAATTTGGAGTTGAGCTTATGCCTTTAGTAACACAATTTACTGAAAAATTAGGTCAAGTAACTGAGAAGATCAAGAATTTAAGTCCAGAACAAAGACAAATGATAGTTAAATTTGCAGGAATGGCAGCTATAATGGGTCCAGTAATTGGAGTAATAGGCAAAATGACAACAGGAGTAGGAAAAATGGTAACTGAATTTGGATTCTTTGCAGGCAGAATTAAAAATCTAGGCCTTATAGGTGCAATATTTACTCCAGGGGTTAAAGTAGTATTGATTATAGGAGCAATAATAGGAGCAGTAATATTACTAATCAAAAATTTTGACAAAGTAAAAGCTAAAGCAAATGAAGTATTCCCTAATATGCAGCAAACTATATCTACATCAATAGAACATATTAAAAATATATTCTGGGGATTATCTAGGGTGCTATCTATAGTAATGTTACCAGTTCAATTGGCTTTTTTTACAGCTTGGGAAATTATAAAAAATGTATTTGTAGTAGCAGTAGAAACTATTGGTGGTGTAATTAGCGGATTATTGCAGGCACTTAGTGGAATTATAGACTTTATTACTGGAGTATTCACAGGAAACTGGGAATTGGCTTGGCAAGGAGTACAAGATATATTCGGAGGAATATTTAAAGGTTTAGTAGCATTAGCAAAAGCACCATTAAATTTAATTATAGGCTTAGTAAATGGTGTGATAGGTGGATTAAACAAAATAAAATTACCTAAATGGGTACCTAAGATTGGTGGTAAAGGCATAAACATACCACTAATACCTAAGCTAGCGAAAGGAACTTCTAATTGGCAAGGTGGAATAGTACAAGTTCACGAGCAAGGTGGAGAAATAATAGATTTACCAAGAGGAAGCAGAGTATACCCTCATGATAAATCAGTAAGAATGGCTAGAAAGGAAGGCAAAAACGGTGTATTAATCACAGGCAACACTTTTAACGTTAGAGAAGAATCCGATATTGATAAAATAGCTGACGCATTAGCGAGAAAGATTGAAAAAGCTAGTTTAAATATGGCATAGGAGGGATTGGTAATGGAAATATGGTTAAGTTGGCAAAATAATAAAGAAAGGTTTCAATTGCCAGTCCTACCTAGTTCATTTGAGGTTGGAGTTGGTAATATAAATAAAAGAGTAAACATAAGCGAAATAGGTGAAATAAATCTAATAGGTAAAAGTGGATTGAAGGAAATGACCATAGAAAGCTTTTTCCCTGCCAATGAATATGATTTTTTAGCAACTAGTGACATTATGAAACCATACGAATATGTAGAAATAATTGAAGGGTGGAGAACATCAGGAAAGCCAATAAGGCTAATAATAACAGATACACCTATTAATCTGGCCATGGCTATTGAAAATTTTAGTTATGGTGAAAGAGATGGAACAGGTGATGTATATTTTAGTTTAGAATTAGCAGAATATATATTTTTGAATGTAAAAAAAGAGACTAAGCAAAAAGAATATAAGCAAGAAACTAAAAGACCAGTCACAAAAGAAATACCTAAATCTTATGTTGTAAAAGCCGGAGATACGCTTTGGGTTATAGCAAAAAAACTAACTGGGAATGGAACTAACTACAAAACAATTGCTAGTAAAAACAATATCAAGAATCCCAATAAAATATATCCAGGACAAAAGTTGGTGATATAGATGAAAGTTATGCATAAAGACAAAGATATTACACAACTTATATCTAACTACACCTGGAGTGGTGATTACAAACAAGCAGCTAGAACGCTTGAATTTGGGGTTGCAGTATCTCCACATGACTATTACCTACCAAAACACTACATTGCATTAGGGGATATGATAAAGCTACTAGACGATAAAGACAAAGAACTATTCCAAGGGTGTGTATTTACAAAAGAAAAGTCTATTAGTGGTACTACAATGTCGGTAACCACATATGATGGGCTTATTTATTTGCTTAAAAGTAAAGGGACATATAATTTTAAAAACATGAGCCCAGAGCAGATAACAAAAAAAGTATGCGGGGATTTTGGTATTTCAGTAGGTAATTTAGCAAGTACAGGGATAATTTTAAATAGAATATTTGATGGAGAAAGTATATATTCAATAATAATGACATCATACACTCTAGCAAGTAAAAGAAATGGCAAGAAATATATCCCTAGAATGATAAACGGAAAGTTGAACGTAATTGAAAAAGGTAAAATAGTAGCAGAATACACTTTAGATGGCGAAAGCAATATAACAGATTCTACCTATAGCGAAAGTATAGAAAATATGATTAGTAGGGTGAAAATCTATGATGAAAATGGCAAACAAATAGGTAAAGTAGAAAATACTGATTGGATAAAGAATTATGGAATTTTGCAAGATGTGTACAAAAAAGAAAAAGGAGCAAACGCAAATACTATTGCAAAATCTATGTTGCAGGGAATGGAAAAAACAGCAAAGATTGAAGGACTAGGAAATATAGAATGTATAACAGGTAGTGCAGTAAAAATAAAAGAACCTTTCACAGGGCTGACAGGACTATTCTATATAGATAATGATGAACATACATGGCAAGACGGGCAACACACTATGAGCCTCGGGTTAAGTTTTAAAAACATTATGGATAGCCAAGAAGGAGGGGAATAGATGAAAGATAATCCATATAGTAAATTAATAGAACAGATGAAGAAGCAAGGAGCAACGTCTAACCCTCCTTCTGTACAGATTGGAGAAGTCATATCACCTAATCCTTTGACAATTAGGATTGGAGATTTGCAAATAGACAAGGACAATATCCTCATGGCCGATTATTTACTAAAAGAATACAAACGTAAGGTTAAAATTCCAGAAGTAACAGCAACAGGAGAAACTAACAACGTAAGTGTAGGAGACCATGGCACTCACAAACATAGCGTAGAGAAAATAGGGATAAATGAAGTAGAGATAACATTTTTAGATACATTTAAACAAGGCGACAAACTTGCAATAATACCAACAAGCGATAGACAAACATTCATAATTCTTGCTAGGGTGGTGAGTTTATGACAGAAAGTATGTTTCCTTTTATGGATCCGCAAGAAATCCAATTAGAAGAAACTGAAACAGAGCTACCTATGGCTAGAGAGTGGGCCTGGGATTTTGAAAAACTAGATTTTAAGCTAAAAGATGGGAAAATGTATCAAGTAGAAGGAAAAGAAGCAGTAAAGATTTGGCTATGGAAGATATTTCAAACTCCACGCTATAGGTATTTAATTCATTCATGGGACTATGGTCATGAACTAGAATCATTGATTGGGCAAGGTTCGCAATCTTTTATAAAAGCAGAAGCTGAAAGGCTTGTTAGAGAAGCAATATGGCCTACATTAGATGGGTATGTAGAAGATATTAAGAATTTAGAAATAGATTTGGTTAATGATGTTTTAAGTATAAGTTTTACAGCTATTACTCCATATGGGGAGGTGGAAATGAATGTATGAAGATAGAACAGAAGAAAATATAAAAAAAGAAATGCTAGACAATATTTCTGATGGAATAGATAAAAGTGAAAATAGCTTTATTCACGATGCAATATCGCCGGCAGCAATAAAATTTGCAGAAGCATATATTGATTTGGAAGTATTATCAGGGAAGTTAGATGTAGAAAATCTAGAAGGCGAAGAATTAGAAAGATTTATATATCAACGTACAGGCATAGAAAGAAAACCAGCCACAAAAGCAACTACTATAGTAATAATAACTGGTCAAGAAGGGGCTAAAATCTCCAAGGGTGATTTAGTAGGAGCCGATACAGTTAATTTTATATCTATGGAAGATAAAACAATAGATTTAACCGGGCAAATGGAAGTATTGGTCGAGTGTGAAGAATATGGAACTATAGGGAATGTACCAGCGGGATCGATAAATTACTTTCCTGTATCAATACCAGGTTTAATTTCTGTGACTAATCCAGAACCAATTACAAATGGTTATGATGCAGAAAGTGATGAAAGTCTACTAGAACGATATTATGAACGTATCAGAACGCCAGCAACATCAGGTAACAAATATCATTACTTAAATTGGGCTAAAGAAGTAACTGGAGTAGGAGATGCTAGAGTAATCCCGCTTTGGGACGGTCCTGGCACTGTCAAGGTAGTCATTATAGATAGTAACAAAGAACCTGCTAGTCAAGCTCTTATAGATGAGGTCAGCAAGCACATAGAAGAGGAGAGACCTATTGGTGCAGATGTAATAGTAATATCTGCACAACCCAAAAAAATAAACGTAGAGCTAACTATAATCAAGGATGAAATGTTTACATTAGAACAGGTTAGAGCAAAAGTAGAAAAAAATATAAATAATTATTTTAAAGAAACAGCTTTTAAAGTAAATTTTATAAGCTATGCACGAATCGGGAAAACAATACTTGAAACAGAAGGAGTATTAGACTACAGCAACCTAATCGTTAATGGAAATATTGAGAACATACCTTTAAAGTATGAAGAGGTGCCGATTCTAGGTGAGGTGGTGCTAAATGAGTAGAATGTTGGAAATGTTACCGCCTTACGAACGGAATTCTATAGTTTTTCAAGAAATTATGAAAGCAGAAGAAAAACAATTCAATAAAATGGATGCAGATATAAAAGATCTAGAAAATCAATTGAGTCCAGATACAGCTACATGGGGGCTTTCTATCTATGAAAAAGAATTAGGCCTGCAAATTGAACCTGATATAAGTATAGAAATGAGAAGAAGCCTTATAAAAGCTAAATTATTGATGCAACCGCCTAGTAGCAAAACGAAGTTTATAGAGATATTAAAAAGTTTTGTTGAAACCGCTGAAATCGAAGAAATATTTAATGATTATAGCTTTAATGTGATATTAAAAACGTTAGACACAGTTGAAGATAAGTTGCCTTATATACAACAAGTTGTAGAAGATTTTAAACCTGCACACTTAGCTTATATGTTTATTATTTGCTATTTGTATTATTCAAAAGTATTTATTGAGTTTCAAAAATATTTTTCTGAAAAATTCAAGGTAGCTGGGACAGAAGATATAAGCGGAAATGAATATATATCTACATTAGGTAAAAGTTATAAGGATAAAACTTTATATACATTCAATAAGTGGCATTCATTTGAGATTCCAGCAGTATCTGAAACAAAGACTATTCAAAATCGAGGGATTAACTGCAAAGAAACATTTGAATATGGATTTGATTGTTGGATATCTTCTGGCATACAGGTATGCAGTAAAAGTACTTTTACAAGGGAGGCGATAGCTTGATAACCGATAGAGGTTTTGAGTTTTTACACAAGGCGATAAAACATAACATTGACAAGCCACAAGCTTTAACAAATGGCAGATGGCAAGATGGCAAAGTGCAAAAAACAGAAGTAACAAGCAATGCAATAAAAATATTCTGCTATTTTGATGAAACTGTTGCTGGTAACATAACAAGATACAGATTACTTGGAAAAGATGGCAATGTATTTTTAGAGAAGGCTGATACGGCTAATAAAAGTAATGAAAGAGGACTTTTGGTTATGTTCGAAATACAGATTAAGGAGGGATAGGCATTGTATGATAAAACAAATTGGTTAGATGAAGTAAGAGATCAAGATGGCAACATACTTCAAAAAGGCACTCCTTTAAGTGCTAGAAATATGAACAATATAGAATATGGAATACTAGAAGCTAATCTAATAGGAGTCATGTTGTCTCAGCACAACATGCAACAAAAGAGAGTCCTTGCAGATCTAGAAGGAAAGATAGGACAAGTTAATCTAACAAATTCAGAAGTTTTTCCTTTTAATAATTCAATCAAGACTATAGCTCTTCTTAAATCAAGAGATACATTGGATTATAGGGTTACGACAGAAGTTATATCTGCAGATGGCAATGTAGGAGAAATTAAAATAACTGATAAGCAGCTGAATGGGTTTAAGATTTCTTTTACCGGAAGTGCTAAAAATGTAACTATAAAATACTACGTTCAAGGAGGCATGTATCAATAATGGCTCATGTGACAATTAAAGATGATGATAGAAGACGAAGAGAAGAACAGATCCTTAAAGAGTTTGGCTGCAACCCTAGCACAGCAACAAAAGAAGATAGGGAAAAAGCTGAATATATAGCAGCTAAAGCAATGGAACTTCAAAAGAATTGGAGGGATTAATATGAAGATAGTTGAAAAAAATGTAGGGCATAAAATAGATTATTCTATTATAGGAACTAAACTAAACTTAAATGATGAAATGATACTAGACTTAGCTAGATACGAAAGGGATTTTGATGTCCACATAGACATCTGTGAAAACTGGGCGGGAATGCTAACAATGGGATTGGCCGACAGATATGTGGCCCAGATAGATATTCCGGCCAGAAAATATAATGAAATCAAAAAAGAAGGAACTGAAGACGAGGAAGATAGTATCATCCTTGAACCGGTTCCTTTTTCTATGGAAAATGTAACTTTGACATTATGGGCAATTGAAGGAGGTAGACAATAATGAGTTACGATATGTTGAAATTAGCAGTAGAAGGACTCTCTGGAGGAAAGAATACAATAATCTTAGATGATATGGGTATGCCTTCCTTTATGGTAAGGATACCAAAGCTAAAGATCTCTGACCTAATAGACGGAGCAACTCAAGACACTCATCCAGCATTTATTGTAGATGGAGCAGAAAAGGACTTCGTCTATATTTCTAAATATCAAAACATAGTAAAAAACGATAGAGCTTATAGCTTGCCTTTAATGGATCCAAAAGTCTATGTGAATTTTGACCAGGCAAAATTATACTCTGAAAACAAAGGTCCGGGGTTTCATTTAATGACCAATGCAGAAAGGGCAGCTCTAGCTTTATGGTGCAAGAAAAATGGAACTATGCCTAGAGGTAATAACAACTATGGCAGTGACCACTCTGCTCCTCATGAAAAAGGAATAGAAACTTATGGTGGAGGAGATCCATACAGAACATACAGAGTTGCTACAGGATCCGGACCTGCTAGTTGGGCACATGACGGAACTACAGATGGAATATATGACTTAAATGGAAATGTCTATGAGTGGTTAGGTGGATTTAGATTAATGGATGGAGAAATACAAATCATCCCTTACAACAATGCTGCAATGCATATTAATCAAAATCCAGACAGTACACTTTGGAAAGCAATATTACCAGATGGAACATTAGTCGAACCTGGAACGGCTGGGACATTGAAATATGACGCAGAGGCTGCAACTTCTAGTGGTATTAGGGTTAATACTTCTGTAGTTAATCCTACAAGCGGGGACTCTTCAGTGAATAAAACATTCCAATCTATTGGAGCAGCAGCAGGAGTAGACATCCCTCAAATATTAAAAGCATTAGCATTATATCCACAAGACAACAGTGATCATGGCGGAGACTATTTGTATATGAGAAATGTTGGGGAAAGACTGCCGTATTTTGGTGGCCACTGGCTCGGCGCTGCTGGTGCCGGGGTGTTCAACTTGTTTCTGATCGACCCTCGTTCGGGTTCGAGCGGCCTCATCGGGTTCCGCTCCGCTTATATTTTGTAATCTGGGATCTGGTTACTGATAATCTGAAAAGGCCCGTAATAACGGGCCTAATACAAATACATCAAGGAGTATGACATGAATAAAGACTTCAAGATATTACAGAAAACCAGAAAAATATTATTACTTGAAGATGGACATATCTAAATATTTTTATAGAGTGGACCATTCTATAGCATTGAAAATCCTAAAAAATAAGATAAAGGATAAAGATGTATTATGGCTTTTAAAAGAGATCATAGAAAATGAAGATAAACCCTTTGGTTTACCATTAGGAATGGAGCCAGGAGATTGCCCAAAAAATATGCGACTCTACGACAAGGGCATGCCTATAGGCAATCTAACAAGCCAGCTCCTAGCAAACATATACCTCAATGAACTAAACCAATTCTGCAAGCACAGACTAAGGATCAAGTACTATGTAAGGTATATGGATGACTTTATTATTTTACATCATGACAAGAGATATTTACACAGGTTAAAGTTGGAAATAGAAAACTTCCTAAACAATGACCTTGAATTGCACACCAATAAAAAGACTTGCATAAGGCCTATAGCTGTAGGGATTGAATTTGTAGGATTTAGAATATGGCCAACACATATGAAATTAAAGAAAGATACAGCTATCAAAATAAAAAGAAGACTTGTATATCTAAAAAAAGCATATGCAAGAGGAGAAGTTAATTTTAAAGACATAAATTCGACTGTGCAAAGTTATCTTGGAATATTAAAACACTGCGATAGTTATTACTTAAAACAATCTATATTAAAAAAGCTTGTGCTTGCTAGAGAATATCCAAAGAAGGTGGGTGGCTAAGATGGTTTAAATAATCCTAATTTATTATTGTTATTATATGAAAAGGAGTTGGTTATATGGAGGACAGAGTATGTATCGAAAAACATAAGAGAGTTAATGAAAGACTAGACACTCATGAGAGAAGAATAAATAATCATTCAGAAAGAATTGATAAGCTAGAACAGTATCAATCTAGAACAGAGGCTAAAATTGAAAATTTGTGCGACCAAATAAAGTCACTTGTAACAACTATGAGATGGTTTATGGGGTTGTCCGTAGGAGCTTTAGTCAGCTTCTTTTTTTATGCAGTGCAAAAAGGATTGTTTAGGTAGGGGGTGAGAAGATGAAAATAATTAAAAATCTTGTATCAACATCAAAATATAACATAAAATGTCCATATTCAATGAATGCAGAATTCATTGTTGTTCATAACACAGCTAATGATGCAAGTGCAAAAAATGAAATTGCTTATATGATTGGAAATAATAATCAAGTATCATTCCACTATGCAATTGATGATAAAGAAATTGTTCAAGGTATTCCTGAAAACAGAAACACTTGGAATGCAGGGGATGGTGGAAGTGGAAAAGGTAACAGAAAAGGATTATCCATTGAAATTTGTTATTCCAAATCAGGTGGAAATAAATTCATTGAAGCTGAAAAATTAGCTGCAAAGTTTATTGCTTTTAAATTAAAAGAAAAGGGTTGGGATATAAGTAAAGTAAAGAAACATCAGGACTTCTCAGGGAAATACTGCCCACATAGGACATTGGATATGGGTTGGCAAAGATTTTTAGATATGGCCCAAAAAGAAATGAAAGGAGCTGATACAGAAATGGAAGACAAACCTTCCGAATGGGCAAAAGAAGCGTGGGAATGGGGAAAGCAAAAAGGTATCACAGATGGTTCTAATCCACAGGGAACAGCCACGAGAGAGGAAGTTATTACTATGTTATATAGAATAAAGGAGGGAAAATAATATGGCAGAAACAGAAATATTAAAGTTTATTCAGCCGGAGATTTTAATATTAATTCCGGTATTAATTATAATAGGGCTAATGCTTAAGAAAACTAAATATATAAAGGATTGGACTATACCTATTATTCTTGGAGTAATAGGTATTCTATTTTCTATATTGATATTAGGATTTAATAAAGGCTTTACTGGACCTATAATTTTAAACGGAATATTACAAGGGATATTGGCAGCAGGTGCAGCAGTATATGTACATCAACTTACTATACAAAGCACAAGGAAGAGAAAAGAAGATGAAGATCAGGCATAGTTTATTTTTATGGCCGGGATTAATTTCTCGGCCTTTTTTTATTTTTTGATACTTTACATTTTACATAAAATTGTATAAGAAACTTTATGAAATTTTTGATAAAATACAAAATAATTTACACCAAAAAGGTCAAGTGCGACGGATCCGCGTGAGCAGAATAATTTTTTTGGTAGCCAACCTTGTTCCGGGCAAATTTGGGGCAAGGTTTATATATATTTCAAGCAAAATACCGTTTTACAGAATTCTGTAGAAGGACAAGGTTTATAAAAAAGATAGTAGAATAAAAAATTAGCCAAAACTTATTGGCTAATTTTTGGCTAAATCATATTAACTTAATTTTTATGCTTCTCCGAATCGAGTAATTTCAACATACTAATGCGCCCTGAGGGATTCGAACCCCCGACCAACTGATTCGAAGTCAGTGACTCTATCCACTGAGCTAAGGGCGCAAATAT